AAACTTTCAGAGGCTTTAAAATGTGCATGGTTGAACATTAAGTTGAAAGCCGAAATGAAAAAACGAATTGTAAAATTCTACTTTCAGAAAATAGACGGTTCATTGCGTGAGGCATACGGAACCACAAACCCGGAAACAATCCCGGCAACAACCGGAACCCGGAAACCCGCCGACACGGTACAAACGTATTTCGATACAGAAAAGCAGGAATACAGATGTTTCAAAAAAGCTAATTTAATTCGTATTGCATAATCAACGCCGGGGATTTCCCCGGCAAAAAAACAAATGATATGAAAACAATAAACAACGTTGATGATTTAAGCGACGATTTGTGTTTATATTGTCCTTTGGATGATGGCGAAAAAGGAACCCACGGCGTCCCCAATGGATATATAAGTTGTGAGGGGCGTTGTTGCCAAGAAGCGTATGAAATGTATATTGAGGAATGGACGGAATAACAAATTGTATGGAAAGTATAATAATAAAAGAAATTGAAATGATGTTGGAATTACCTATGCACGAAAGACAAAGAGCGTATTTTGTAGACTTGTTTAATGCTGCAAAGCCCGTTAAAATTGTTCCGGCGGCTGATGTATTGGAGGATTACGAATTGGAATATATACAGCATGTAATTAAGCCGCAGCCTAAACAATGTTATCGAAATTCCCATTTACTTTGCGAGGCGTTCCCGGAACGGATTCTTTATTGTGAGGGAAAAACAAACGTCCCAATGCGTTTAACAAGGTCGGCGACGCATATATTGACATAACATTTGAATTTGCGTTGCATGAAAACCCGTCAATATATGAGTACGTAACATTTGGCGAGTACGACGCAAAGACCATACGAAAAGCAGCATTGGAAACCGGATATTACGGCGAAATTTACAAATGGTTGTATTATCAGAGTAAGAAATAAAAAGCCCCCCGGCGTCATAAATCAATATGCACCGGGGGAATTTTACGCAGTAACCGAGAGCGATATTTGGTTGATGCGGTACCACAAAAATATATTGTTTGCCGTAAATTGCAAAACAACCCGCAAAAATAAATTTGAAATAAAAGTATTTATCTTTGGTAGTAAAAAAATATTTGTACCTTTGCATTGAAGTTAAGCCCACGCACGGGGATAGTGCGAAATAATATGAATATCAGAAAAGACAAAGAATTGAACATTTTGGCGAAAGCAGCCGGAAAGAAAGCAACAGAAGTTGAAACAATCATTGTAAACCAATTAATCCAAAAGGAAATGATACAAGACGACCCGGAATTTTGGGGATGCACTTTGTTTGATAGTATCGAACGTGACGTTCCGGTTTCTGATGTTGTCGGCATTATCAAAGCAACCGGAATTTCGGTTGTACGTTCCGAACATTTGGACGCATTTCTGAATTTGGTATTGGTCGGAAAAGGAAATTGCCCGGTATGTGGCGGAGAAATGGAAGTTACCGACGCCGATTATAAATGTTGCGGCGGCGATGGGTATTTAACCCCGTATGAATACGAACCGATATTTGAGGAAAAAACCTGCAAACATTGCGGGCATGTAGAGTAATAACCATAAAAATAAAACAATATGAAATTGAGAGTAAACGAAGCAATCGCCCGTTCAGAGGCAAACGGAAAGAAAGTATTGAAAAAGGATATTGCAGCCCGATTGTTTGAGGGCGCAAGCGAAAGCGCACAGCAGGTAAATATGACAAATCTTTGCAACGGGACAACCAAAAGGATTGCCCCGGAATGTGTAGTAATAATTTGCGAAATGTGCGGTTGTTCCGCCGATTATCTGTTTGGTATGGAGGATTAAAACCATGAAAAAGAAGTTTATCGAAAAAATGGAAAAGATGGTTGATGTTTTCTTTTCCGATGCGTGGCAATCAAAGGTTTTTGCAATGATATTTAGCATTCTCGGAGTAATATGTTTTATTGCCGGATTTTGGAATTATATCCATTTTTTGTTTTCTGCAATGTGTGGATTAATGGTTTATGTATTGTTTAACGAATTAAAGAGCAAATAACATGAGAGCGAAAAAGAAACAGCCGGAAAACCCGGAAAAAAGTATTGCAAACACAATGGGTAACGCAGTAAATGCGGTTAAGAAGTTGGCGGAAGCAATGGGACAATTGCCCGCCGATAAATTCCCGGAAATAAACGATGAACAACAGATTGTCCCCGGATTGGATGCCGTCGAAATAGAACAGCCCGCCGGGGCTTTTGAAATTGTGCCGGGCATGACGGTTGAGGAAATGACAGCAATGTTTTTTGATGGTGCGTTGATTGAACCGCCGTATAAAGTATGGCAGCTAAACAGCAAAGGACACCGATATTATTACAAGTTTGACGAACCCCGGAATTTTATCCGTCAGTTACAACAATTTTGTCCCAAACAATGCCACAATCGCCGTTTCTGATAAAATGGATTGCCGACAAAGGTATTGACGAGGCGGAACGATACAAAGCAGAACGGGCGGCGTATGGTACATTTATGCACGCCCAATTTGAGGAACTTATAATTAACCGGGTTTATGATTTGGACGGATTGAAAGCCAAATTGAAAGATTATATTGATAACAACAAATTGCCCGCCGATTTCATTTATTACGCTGATGATTTCAAAAAGGATATATTAGCATTTGCGCAATTTGTTTTGGATTATGACGTTAAACCGTTAGCCGTGGAAATTGCGTTGGTACACCCCGTTCATAATTACGCCGGAATGATTGATTTACCGTGTACGATGTTATCAAAGCCCGGTTCAAAAGAATACATAAACGCAATTGTGGATTTCAAAAGCGGGCGCAAAGGATTTTACGAAGAAGCGGAAATTCAGTTACATTTATATGCGATGATGTGGAACGAAAATTTCCCGGATATTCCGATTGACCGTGTTTTCAATTTCAGCCCGAAAGATTGGCGAAAGAAACCGACGTACAATTTGAAAGACCAAACAGACAGCCCGAACGCAAAGAAAATCCCGTATCTTTTGGAGTTGGCAGCAATTGAGGACGAAAAACGGGATAATACATTTACGGCGGTTTCCGGGGAAATATCATTGGATAACGAACCGGATTTGACAAACAATATTGTTTCGCTGACGTTGGCGGAACTTGTTAAAAGCAAAGCCCCGGCGGAAAAGAAAAAGCCGGAACCGGAAAAAGCCGTTACCGTTGAGGATTTGAAGAAAGACCCGGAACCCGAACCACAACCGGAACCGGAGGAAAAGAAAACCAAGACCGTAAAGAGAACCACACGAAAAACGGCAAAAACGGCGGAAAACAAGCCCGTCAAGGAAAAGAAAACCGCAAAACGTACAATTACACCAAAAAAAGAAAAAGTGGCTAAAATCGAAGAAAAACAGCCTAAAAAGCCGGAACCCGTGACAAAGAAAGATTTGTTGAATACTGAAATTGATATATAAAAGAAGGAGGAAAAAATGAAAGGTAGAATAATGCGTAATGAACCAATAAATAGAATATCATTACCTATAATTGGGAAAATAAAAGTTGGCATAAAAGATGAAAAGGGATTGCCTAAAAGTATAGATTATTTTGTAAGCACCGGAAAATATGCAGGGCTATTTAATCAAGCATACGGGGATAAACCGCAAACAATACAAATAGTATTTGTTTATGATGAACCAGAAAAGTCATGCAGGGAAGAATATCAATATAGGGATGATGCGGGTAAATTGGTTGCATACGGCGACGGGGAAACGTTCTTTGTATGGAACGGGAAACAATATGCACAATACAGTACAAAAGATTATCCCGATTTAATGGCAGGCGTTGCGCAAAAACACCCAAACCGGGCTGTTAAGAATGGCGGCGACGGATGGATTGTAACGTTAACCGTAACTTTTATTGTTCCGTTGGTTCGTGGCGTTGGCGGGGTATGGCAATTCACGACAAAGGGTACGGCGTCAACAATACCCAATATCCGTGATACATTCGACGCCATATTGGAAGAAAAGAAGTTCGTCAAAGGAATTATCTTTGATATGAACGTACAATTTGCAGTTTCTCAAAAGCCCGGCGACCGTTCCCGTTATCCGGTTGTTACGATTGTTCCAAACGAAAGTGAGGGAAATTTGTTTGCGGTAAAAGAAGCTTTTAAGCCCGTACAGTTGTTGGAATAAAAATAAAGTATTATATTTGTGGCGTAAAACGATCGACCGTTACCGATTGAAAGATATTTGCTAATTAGCTACAAAGCCCCTTTTAGATGTGTAACGGCTCTAATTGGGGCTTTTCTTTTTTATCTATGAAATACAACGAGTATTTACAAAAAGGGTACGCAACGTTAGATTTTAACATTGTACCAAGACAATTGCACGTTTATTGGTTGTGCAATGATGTTTCAAATGACATTTTGAGGGTAGGAATAACAAAGAACCCGTATTTGATAGCGGCAAAGATACCCGATAAAACACATTTAATTCTTTTCCAAGTTGACGACAAAGAAGAAGCCGAAATATTGGCTAATAGCATGATTTCGGATATTAGCCCGGACGGGCAAAGATTGTTTAATGTTTATACATTTGGGCAAGCAATTTACCGATTGCGTGAGGTTTGCAATAATTATGATTTGGAAAGTATTATACAAGCATATAATGCGGCAAACGGGGTAAATCAAAAACTATTTTCATATCAAGGGAAAAAATGGATATGTAAAAACGTTATTGATGATTATATTTCAATGGTTGAATATTTAAACAGCAGAGAAAATGAAAGAAAATAATTACATAACAATTCCCGGATTTTTACGTACCCGTTTAGATTTGAAAGGTAGTGAGTTGATAATAACAGCCCTTATTTATGGGTATTCGCAGGATGGCAATTCGTGGTTTATGGGAAAGACCGAATATATTGCAGAATGGGCGGGAATTACTGATAAAAACGTTTTGCGCAGTCTTAAAAGTCTGACAGAAAAAG